TAATAACATAATTATTATAATTATTAATCCAACAGGCAGGCATTATAGATAAGGCAGTTGGGATATTAAAATTATCAATAGTCATATTCTCAATTTCCTTCTCAATTGAAATTTGTACTGAAACAGGTATGTCAAAAACTTTTTCCATCAATAAGCGGGTACGCGGACCCGTGCTCTTATAAGGTAATTTGTTTTCAACATATTTGTTAAATGCTTCTTTCAAAAGATTGGATTTATAAGAATCTTCGGCTACTAGGAGCACCTCATGCTCATGCAATAAATCAAAAATTTTCTTGCCGTAATTATATACAATAGGACAACCAGGATATTCATATATCAGAGATAAAGCTTTACTACGTAATAAAGAATAATACTTGTTCTTAGAACAAAAAGCATATTTTTTAGTTACCCAAGGTAAAGTTGCGAGCGTTTCTCTAGGATCACGGATATTAACCAATTCTTGCGGATCATATACTAAACCACAAAAACTAGCTTCGGAAATATCATCGACACTCAGCAATTTTACATTGAGTCCCATACTTGTGTAGTAATCTTGTGGAATTTCTTTATTTTTGCCCATAGCAGCATCATCACCTTCTATAATGGGACCAGAATAGTCAATGTTATAGTAGTGACACGCGAATAGCAAGAACATCAAATTAGAAAAACCATTTCCCAATGAAGTATTCATCTCTCCAGATTGTCTTTTTGCATCAACCATAATAGTAAAATATTTATTAACAACAGTATTGGTTGAAGCTATAATTTTAAAAATGAGTCGGCAATAACGTTGAGCCCATACATTATTCTTAGAAATATGTCTATATAATTCAAATTCACAATCATCCATCATATCAGTAGTAAAATGACTTTCAAATGATGTATAATCGGAAGTATGGTAAGATAATCTTATCTCATTCATAAAATTATCTATATATTCAGGTCTTTCATGTTTAGGGATTTTCTTAATAAAATAAGGCAGTTTAAACAAAACCTTTTCCACTTTATGGAAAAAAGGTCCCATCACCGCTTTAGCAGCATCTTCCCTGGCCCAAATACCTCGATGATGTTTATATTCAGGATAATATTCCTCCTTAGTGAAAAGTTTAATTAAATAATCACTATCCTTTGGGTGGTCCACTTCACCATCTAAAAATGGACCATCTCTTCGAGCTTTTCTAATTTGTTCCTTACGCCATTCAGGATAATTAGTGGTGCTTAACCATTCTTCAAAGTCAAAAGTTTCTGTGGAATCAAATGGCGTTATATTCTTCAATAACCATCTTTTGACAAAACGACGAAATCTTCGTCTCATAACCCTATTATATTTAGGCGGGTCGTAAGCCATTCGTTTTGCAACTCCGGTCAAAAGTGAATCAGGGTTAGTGATGTCAGATTTAGGAGGTATAGCAGCTATGTGTTCTACATCACATTTACCAATAGGCGGTCGTACGTGTGGATCATAGTTGTCATATAATTTATGAGAAGCAAAACGTGTTGCATCTGGCGGGCAAGTGACTTTTAAGTCAACTTCATCAGCCCGATAACCGTATATAAAGTAGCCAGATTCTACTTTATACTGCCGGCAATTGATGTTTATTGGCTTGTACCCGGAAGTACAAGAGGATCCAGACCAAGCCGAATCTGATCCCCACGTCGAAAATGCTCTTGAAAGATATCAGTAGATCGACCAAGGAAACGAAAACTCATAATTATATCACAAG